GCTGAAGCTTACTTCAGGTTTAGAGCAACCCATTGATCATGGGTCGATTGAACCCCTTTCGCAATATCCGCAAACAACACTTCCAACTGACCCGACGTAAGCAAGCTGGCGTCACGCAACTTGGTGGCCGCTGCCATCAGTTCGAGAATGACGGGTGCCATGGCGGCAACGTTCGGATTTTGTATTGCTGCGGCGGCGATCAGTGCCGGCAACATTTGTTCGCCAACGGCGATGGCGGTTTGGCTTGCGGTGCTCATGGCTTGCTCACGCGGTTGATTGCTTCGATCAGCGCCAGGGAAGTCACTGCGGCCGTAATTTGAACGGTTGCGGCTTCAGGGTTGACGGGCAGTGGTCCTGTGCAAATCGGGGTGATCTGCGAATCAATCAGCGTCACCTGATCGATCTGCGCCGGGGTCAGCTTGTTGGCAATGCGCAGGTTCAGCGCAGTATTGAACGCCACGCCATAGCCCGCGCACGCCTGCACGTAGCTAACCTGGGTCGATTGAGTGTTGGCACAACCCGCAAGGGCAGCGACACAACAAAGTGCGAGCATCAGCTTTTTCATTTTAAAACGTCCTTTGGAATAACAACGGTGGTTTGGGGTGGTGCGGGGGTGCCTGGGGGTTGCATATCGCGCACGGCAAGCCCAATCGTGCCGACAGCCATTGCAATATTAAAGCGCAGGAAGTCGGCACGCTGGGCGGGGTCGTAGTAGGCGAACAGCCCCCACACGCCGTAGCCAGTCAGGCCAATGACAACCTTTGCAGCAGTGCGAAGCTTCATGATGTGACGGCGCCTTTCCATGATCAAGGGGTCTTTACGGTCAGGTCGGCGCGCGCCCAGTTGTCCGGCCACGTATCGGGCTTTGGCTTACCTGGGCGCCACGCCTTCAGGTATTGTTCCCAGCCGGTCGCCGCGCTCGTTGGTAGGGGGTTGGGCAGCACGTAGAACAGCAGGCGGGCGGCGATTGCGGCCACCGTGTCGTTATAGCGCATGGCATCCCACAATCCTTGTTCGGTAGATTCCACGTTGTACGCATCGCACACCTTGCGCATGATCGGAGCGGCTACAGGATGCGTCAGAACGCCGCGTACGCCCCCGCCTTTCTCGAACTGCCAGAAGGACACGGCGGGGCCATCTTCAAGCCCGCTTGCCCCCACCTGACGCCGCCGCGAGATGCGCGACTCTTGCAGGGCGATAGCCAGGGACATGACGCGAGCTTGCACCGTGTCCGCAATGCCGAACGCGGTAAGCTCGGCATGCGCTGCCGCGATGATGCCTAGTAATCGATTGGGGGTCATATTAAGCCCGTGGTAAGTGTTGAATAAGCCATGCGATGCCGCCGCCGATTGAACCTGCGGCACCGCCCATTAACAACAGTGTGCGCCAGCTTCCGCGCGCCTCGGACATTGTTGACAGTACCGCGTCAATTTTTGCCTCTTGACGCGCGTTCGCTTCCTCGGAACGAGTCAGCGCGTTCTTGATGTGACTCAGTTCGTTTTCCAGTACCGCGAGTCTTACGGCGTCTTCTTGAGCAAATGACATAGATACCTCTTACGCAATGCTTGGGATAATTTGCGTGGTTGGGTCGTTCGCCGCGCAATCGGAATCAAACGCCCAACTCAAAATCGAGCCAGCAATGTTTGAAAAGCCCGTGAATTCAGCTTGTAGTGTAAGCGATTGCGGCGAAGCTGCACCCTTCTTCGTCACGCTAACCGTTGTGGTCAGCAGGGCATCGGCGGAAACCTCCGGCTGGATCTGTACGTCGAGCGCCAAGCCCCCCACGGTCCATACGCTCACCAAATACTTACGGGACGTGCGAACAAAGCCGGTGCCACCCGTACTGATAGCTGCAAAGTTAAGCGTTAGCGTACCGCTCAAAATGGCAATGGTGGACAAGCTGTTGTCTTGCGGATTGCACGAAAAATTCAACAAATCCTTTTGATTGCTTACAGGGTAGACGGTTGATCCACTGGCAATCCGGTGCGCTGAATATGCGTCAATGGTTGTAATCTTGGTGGACGGCCCCGCCAATTTACCATCGGTCGGACCACTGATAAAGACCTTTGGCACGCCGCGCATTGGGAGGTAATAATCGTTCCCGTCCATCTGCACATATTTGCCGTCCGTCAAAATTTGATATTGGACGTTCCCAACTGCGTAGGTGAAATGACACCGGCTGAAACTCACGCCATTGAGTGAACCAACATCGTTCAACAAATACGTGTGGCCGTTTTCAAAATAGCATCCGTAGAAATTCAGGGCGGCAGAATTGGTTACGTCAATTACAGTACGTCCATTAATACCACCACCTTCGAAATTGCAACCGAAGAAGTTATTTACAGAGCTATTGCGGAAATAAACGCTTGCATAGGCGTGATTACCGAATTTGCAGTTGATAAAGGTATTGGCGTTGGCGGTGAAAGATTCGCACATAACGCCGAAGTTGCCGCCGCTAAAACGGCAAGAATCGAAAATTGATGTTTGCAGCAAACGGCTTGTATAAAAACAACGCGCACCGTCACGTGCATAAAAATCGCAGCGGGTCCATTGCATGAACGCGGTTTCGGTCGATACAGTAAGGCCGATACAATCTGCGCCGCCATAAAAGCCCATATCACTGACGGAGGTATATGTGAGGTCAACGCCGGTTTTCGATGCAATAAGCGGTTCCGTCATTCCGCTTGCACCTTGGATCGTACATGCACGCTGAGCCTCGCCAATCAACTTAGCGGAATTTACCAGTTTCAATGCGGCAGATGTCAAATACGTTCCGCCAGGGAAGGTTACGGCACGCGAAGTAAGCGCAGCTTTATCAAGCGCCTTCTGTACCGCTACCGTCACATCGATACTATGCGTCAGGTTTTTAACATCATTGCGCTGAGCTTGCGTCATATATTTAAACGCGCTGATCGCATCGCCGTTGGTCGGGTCAATCGCAGACTGTTGCAACCAACCTGTATCACCGCTGTTGGCAGGATCGGTCATATTGTCGTCAACAGTATTTACCCAAATGTCACTATCATCCGCAAACGACACGCGGGCACCTTTTGGATAGCCGCCGATGGCTGTAGCCAAAGCCGCATCAAATTTGAACAAACCCCCTGCGGACTGCCATTGTTGAATATCAGTAATGGCGTTCAGAATGCCATTGAAGTCCGCGCCTGCTGGGGGGATGCCGCCAACAGCAAGCGGTAGAAATGTTTTTGGTGGGAAGCCGTCAGTAAATGACGCAGCACCGTCCGTGATTCCAATTTGCGAATTGACTGGGATTGCTCGTTTCGTGCCCGTATTTGCAAACGGAACCAAAATTTTGGTAGGTGCGTCAATCACTTTCATTTTAAACCCCTATTAAATAATAAAAAAACGCCTTCGCCAAATGGCTTGCCGCCCGCTTCCAAGAAACCAAATGTTTCCGGCGCGACTTGAATTATACTTGACGACACCCCAGCAGGCCGGGGGATGATTCCAGATTGAAGCAGTACAGCGAGCTCAAAAGGGCGAAGCAAAAATTCAAACACATACGCCATTTTCATTCCGCCCAGGTCACTGACGTAACAGCGGCCACGCCCAGCGAATAGGTTCCGCAATAATTGGTTGATGCTCGCGGGGGTACTTAACGAAATGTTTGCAAGCGCTTTCGTTAAAACAAGCAACCTATAAACATCATCGTCAAGCCTATATGTATTTGTGGCAAGATCTTCCCCGAAAAATACCGCTTGATCAAACCCCAAAATATCATTAAAGACAATTGGCACTGACATGGACGCAGGGGCAAGAAACGAATACATGCCGCTAGTCGGTGGCGCAAGATACGCCAATGTTGCAAGCCCACCTTCAGATACTGCGGACGCAAAACCGAAATGGGGAATAATATCTTCAATGGTCAGGTAGCGCGATACATTGACGATCTTTCCCCACACGTCCAACCCAAACCCCTTGGCGGTATCGACGTTCCAAACATATTCGTAGAAGTCTGCGAAATTGGTTGAAGGATCGATATGCTCATTCATATTCAACACCAACTGCCGTAAAGTAGGCGAATTGGCGTATTGTGAGATAACCGTGTCGAGTGGATTTAGCATATCAAATCAAGGTCACATCAATATCAGCGGCTACCACGGTTGGGGCTTGATCAATCCCCATTACCAGCGAAGGGGCAGTTGTCGTAACCGTGCCGATAAATACCGACAAGATGGACACAACGGGAGAAATACGACTGATGGCGCTATAAAAGCGGCTTGCGTAGATCGTAGCGCCAATGCGGGCACGTGCGCCGCCATCGCCGCCATTAAACGCATTTACGATGGCGAGCTTTACTAAATTGACGATATCGGCAGGAAGCAGATTGTCCATTGCCAGGGTAACCGCGAATTTAACGGGCGTGGCAATTGGGGTCTCATACTTGACAATATAAGTTGGTACGGGGTTGCTATAGCCGCTATCATCGGTGACAGTGACCGTTGTATTTCCGTTATAGTCTGCGCCGGCGTCTTTTCGCAGCCAGATAGCGCGTGCAACATCGGCAGCTAATCCACCGGCGACAGCCACATAAATTGAATGCGGCAAAAGCGTATATGCGGTACTGCCTACCGTGATTGGGTCGTCGCTCGTATTTTCGGTAACGTAGGCGTCAAAAACCCCGTCAACATTAAACACATTTGCGTAAATTGAGGGTAGCGTCCCCTTGCCGTTGATGGCGACCGATTGCTTACGACGAAACTCAAATTCGGCGCGACCCTCAACAAGCGCCCCGGTAATACCGCCGTCCGGGTTGGTGGCACGGTCCCACCCCAGGATGGCCCGATACGGCGCACCTGAGATAGCCCCCGGTGGGCACGGTGTCGGCCCAGGCACCACGGCAGCAAATGGAAGCGTTACGGTGCCCCCTGGGCCGATTACGCCTTGCTGCGTGCATGAATAGATATTTGAGTCTGCGTCACGCACCAGCGCGCCTACGGGGATGACGACGCCCGCCAAACCATTGCACAGAACTTGCACCACCGTTGACGCTGCCGGACGACGATTTAAGAAATAAATACGGGCGATGGCATCCTGCATAAAGCCGTCTGTCGTATCGGGGTCGATCAAACCAACGAACTTGGCGAACTGGGCGTTTTTGTCCGAAATGATCGCAGCTTCACTGCTGGCAAGCTGCCCTTGCGGTGTGCTCAATGCCGGGTTCAGGTTTCCGCCAAAAGCGGCGTTCATGTCAGCTTGTACGCCGGCCAAGATTTCGCTATCAGGTGGCAGCGTCAACCCTGTGTCAGTAAAACCAATTTGAGGAACGCTAGATTGTGCCATGATTAACCTTTAAAATGAAACGTTATTGGCCGCGCCCGTGGCATCGATAATTTGTATTTGGCCTGTCAACACGCGGCCGTTCACGCTGGCAAACAAGCAACGCGCCTGCACAACAGTTGGCACCTTGAGCGCTGCGGCTTCAACTTGAGATTTTACAAATTGAAGGTTGGGTTGTGCCCCCAAAATTTGCCCAAAATACGGAATACCTTGTGCTGTGTCATACCAGAGTTCACCCAGGAACAAACGGACAGCGCTTGCAACATCCTGTGCGACTGCATAGGGGGCTTGACCCATCGCAATATTGCCGCCGATATCAAGTACCAAATCCCACTCGGATTGGTCGAGCAATAGCGTGTTCATACTGGCACCCCGGATTGCGAGCTACCGGAAGAAACGCCCCCGTGCTTGTGTGCTATACCCGACTTGCCGCCAAACGTAACGTTGTCAGTACCGACGACAAGCGGCGCGGTAATGGTTCCGCTGGCCGTCGCGTCCCCGTTGAACTGGGTGTCCCCATTTACAGTGAAAATAGGCGTGGTGATGGTGGTCGATTCGCTCGCGCTGATAGTCACCACGGGGGCGACCAATCGCACTTCTGTTGGCGAATTGATTTCAATCCCGGCATCAGTGAACATGACGTACTGCGAAGGCACGGCGTTTAGCAGCCCGCCCAGGTAGATACCGTCTGCCATGTCGGAACGGCGCGCGCTACCGGGGTTGGCAGCATCGCGGCTTGCCTGCACCGATGAAATATCGCGGTCAGCAAATACACACACACCGATGTCGCCTACCTCGGGATCGAGAATGATCGCATTCGCCCCGCCTTGCATGCGCAGATAGGGGAGGTCATTTACCACGCCATGCGGCACTGCATTGCCTTGTCCGTCAAGCTGATTTACGAGCGGCTGTACGTCAACCGTACCGGCTAAGGCCAATGCGCCGGGGATCGTCACGGACATGACTTTAACAAGTGCGCAGAAATTACGGCCGTTCAGAATCTGACGGATTACAAACACCTGCGCGTTGTATTCGTCAGTGCTGTTGTTCGGCTGTTGGATGCCGTGATAGCCGTCATTATCTGGCATTGTAAGTTTCCGCAGTGGTGAACCAAGGGCCATCCGCCATTTCGCTTGACAGATTATGCGCAACGCTAAACACGTGCCACGTTCCGCACGCCATCGGGATTGCGCTCTTTACTTCGATGTCGCCGCCAAGCTTTATGTTTGGGTTGAACATCATTTTAACAGTCATGCCCTTGCTTGATAGGGAAGGGTAGCCCACCATCCCCGTTTCAAATGACACAAGCGGCACGGTGCCGGCGCGCGTGCCCGAACTAGGCCAGATAATGAGAGTTTCGTTTTCAATCGCCCACATGATCCCCGCAGCGCGCGCAGCCGCGCGAATCTTATCTACGGCGGTTCCTGGCAGATAGGGACTTGCGAGCTTGGCGGTAACGCCGTTGTTCTCAAACGCGATGCCCATCTCATTGATGGCAATATCATTCATGATCGCGGCAACGTCCGTCACGCCCTTATAGCTCGTTGCTCCAACCGGCTTGATGGCGGCGGCAAGCCCTGAATAGGCGATGATATTAAACGCCACGTCAGGCGCCGCGTTATAGTCTGCCCAAGCGTCAAGGATGGTTCCGCTAAATACGGTGGACATGCCCGCGTCCGCATCGCCAGCGGCCAGCAATACAGCGTTCTTCGCTTTAATAGCCGTGTTGACCGAACCAATCGTTGTCAGCTTATTCATGACATCATCGCGCATACCAAACACGCGGATTTGACAGCGCCCCATCGAATCACCACCAGGATTCACAGCATCGGCTGTCATGCGGAAACCGGTAAGGGTCACGGTGTCGCCTAACTCTTCACCAAACGCGCCGCTACCTAACGTAATCGTCAGGGACAAAACTTTCTTGTTGATCATGGCAGATACGCCAGCTTGTAGCGCTCTGCAAACCCGCTGTAATCAGGGTCGCTGAAACCTTGCGTATCGATGAATACAAGCCGCCCAACGAATGCCCGGTATGACTGCCTGATGATTGACACGCGGTCCCGACAAAGTGCGGAATTAACCGCGTTGACACCATTCACCGTGAGCGAAAGGAACACGCCACCCGCAAACTTTTGGGTGACTTCGATTTCACAACGCTGCCCGCCCAAGGTAATAGATAGCGTTTGCGATGGCGTGGCGATAAGAGGGATACGTGAGGTCATGCAATACCCGATGCGTCAAGGGTTGGATCACTGATTAATTGAATTTGCCCCTGCGCCTTTGGGTCAAATGCACCAATGTCCTTGGGGGTTGCGTATGCAGCTTTGGCGAAGTCTCGAATCTCTCGCCCGGTCAACTGGCACGTGATCATGTACGCCCCATCACGAAGGCTACGCGACCAGCTAACGCCCGTAAAATTAATATCGTAGTAGGTGTGATCCGGGGTCAACACGGTGAAGCGGTCCAACGACTTGCGCGCCGCTTCAATGGCTGTTTGAAAGTTCGCGCGGTTCTCTTCACTGCCGCCGCAGTTGAGCGCGACGACGACGCCAAACGGGCTTTCAACTTTGTTGTAAGTGGCGAACGCGCCGCCTTCAATCGGGTAATCCGACACATGGGAATCATTTTGATAGCCCACAGCGACGACCGAATCATAAGGGGCAATCTTCTTTCCGGTGGAATCAAACACGCCCCATTTGACCGGCTCAGCACCGATGATTTCGTTAAGCGCGTCACCGATGCCCAAATATCCGAGGGTGAGCGTGTCGAGCAGTTGGGCACCCGAACGCAGCAATGCCGGCACGCCCAGCGCTTGCGGCACCAGCGGATAAAGTGATTTTGGAATGATAGGCAAAGGCATTACTGCATCCCGCTATTGGCTTGATTGGTGAAAGTGTACTGTTGAACGGCGGGGCGCAGCGCGGCGGCGATTCCTGCTGCATCGGTGGCCTGGGTCACCACTTCGATTTTATCGATGCTCACCGTTGACGTGTTTGTGTTTGAGCGACCAGCAGCGGCGGCACTTGCGGCAGCGCCTGCCGGCATGGCGCCCACGGCTGCGGCATTACCCATACGGTCAGCGGATGCCAGTTGTGCCGCAAGACGCTGCCTGCGCGCAATGTTCGCCTCTGCTGTACCTGGGCGCTCGTATGCCTCGCTATGGATGCGCGCTGCATCCTCTGCCGTTTTTGCACCATGAAGCAGTCGCCCTGCGCGCCCCTCTTTACCTTCGGTCACCTCATGGTCAAAGAAAGCCAATTGTTCCTCAAGAGATGACCCGACGATACTATGCCCGAACAGCTTTGTAAAATCGGTTCGGCGCGACCCTAGCCATTGCCCGATACCGTATGCACCCGATGTGGGGTTGACGGCGGTATGGTCCATGCCGCTTTCTTGCATAAAGCTGCCGACGATTCCCGCAGCTTGTTCGGGGGTCCATCCCATATCTTTTAACTTCTGCATCGCTATGCTTGCGTTATTGCCCCCCGCAGCGCTGCCGCCCACACCGCCTTTTTGGCGCGCGGCTTCCGCTGCCATTTCGGCTTTGGTTGTAGGCTTTGCATTTCCCACGCCGCCACGCAAGATAGCGGCGTGGCCCTTGCGTAGAGCGTCGCCCTTCGGGTCAGCAGCCTTCTTGTCGCCAAAGAGATATTCCGCCCCCTTGTAGCCGCCGTATGCGGCCAGCGCAGCCAATCCGGCCACGATAACGGGGATACTTGCGCCGGCTGCGGCGATGGCACCAATGGCCGTTGCGATAGCCCCCAGGCCCGAAATGATCGGCACGGATGCCAAACCCATCAAGACGTTTTGCCAACCGCCAACCGCAGTGGCGAACTTGTCAGCCATCACGACGAATTTTTCAATTGCCGTAATGCTTATCGACACCCACCGCGCGATATCTTCTTTATGATCCGCGACCCACTGTGCGCCCTTTTCGAGCTTGGCAAACAGCAGTTCAATACTCGGTGCCATCTGCAAGATAATGCGCGTGGCCGTGCTTTGCAGGCTGTCGCGCAGATCAAGCACCTTATTGCGCAATGCAAGCGCGGCTTCGGCGTCCTTCATGGTAACGGCGGCGTTCTTTTCCTGCGCGTGAACCAAATCCATTACAGCAGCCGGACCCTGCTTGATGAAATTAAATTGATCGTCGCTAATGCCCATCGACTTGGCAATAAGCGCTGCTTGCGCCGGGTCCACGTTGAACATGTCATGGATGATGCGCGAGCGGGCAAGCAGATATGTGTTGCCGTCCTTCAGGTCGTCAGGATTGCCGCCCCAACGGAAGAAACTTTGCAGCCCTTCATTCGGCCCCATGCCAGATTTAAGCTGCGCAAGGGTGTCTTGCGATTCCTTCAGTTGCGCAATGATCCCGCCAGCGCTGCCGCCCGCGCGCTCACTGGCCCGCTGCCAGGAGGTTAGCTCTTGCGTTGAAAGCTTGAGATTGGCGGACAGATACCCCAGGTTTGCGGCACTGTTGATGGTCTCCGAAATGAAGTCTTTGATACCCACGCCGGCCGTAAAAATGGCGGCAAGTGCGAGCAGTTCATTGCGGATACGGCGATAGCCGTCAACTGTACCTTTGACGCGCGTATCCTGCTGCTGCTGGCGGCGGCGTTGAGCGTCCGCAAGGGTGCGCTCGCGCCGCTCTTGCTCTGTATCACCCCTGCGGTTGGCGTCATCCAAGCGGCGGCGCGAGCGCTCTGCATCTTCCGCACCACGGCGAAACAAGCGACCGTCGAGACTGAGCGTTGCAACAAATGCGTCGATCACGGTTGCCATTATTTCGCCTTGTTGATGATATTTTGGTTGTGCGTATCTACCGCGATGATTTCCAGCATGTCATACATGTCCTGCGTGCCGTACACGGTGTCAAGTTCGTGCAGGGTGGCGAGCCCTTTTGAAACGACAGTGCCGATTGTCCCCGGCACATTCTCGTAGCGAATTAGGCGGCTTGTTCCGGTTCCATCGGCAATGCCGAAGTCAATGGGCCGCCTGAAATAAAAGGTTCGATATGCAGGCCGAACACGGCTTTTTGAAGTTCAAAGATCGTGGCGATTTCTTCAAAATCATCATCCATCCATTTACGGTTTGCCCGCTCTTGAATCGACAACACGCAATCAAGCAATTCATCAAGCAGGGGTGCCACCTGGGCGGCGGGCAACTTGCCGATTGCCCCCATGGCGACCGTTGCCAAGCCCGCCAAGCCCTTCGACGCAATATCTTCGTCAATCTCTACGCCGGACGACATCAACGCCAGGAGCGCCCGCGTAGCCCATGCGTGGCCGGCGCGGGCGCTCATTTCGGTAATGAGAAATTTCTTGCCCTTGTCGCGCCCGGTAGTGGCGGTGAAAGTGAGTTCTTTTCGAGCCATGATTAAACCGGCGATTTGGTTTGCAGTTCAAAGGTCAGCGCGAACTTGCGCGGCTGAAGCACTTTTTTTGCGGTTGACATTGGCGTAACGGTGGTCAAGAAGCCGTTGGTGAATGCGTATTTTTCTCCGGTGCCCTGAATGATCAGCGTGCCGTCGAAAATGAACGCTTCCTTTGCCGCCTTCTGTGCGTCAAGCACCGTATCGAACATGGCGGTTGATGCGCTATCAGCCTGAAGCATGATGTTCAACACGGTGGGGTAGGGGACATAACCCGCCGACAGCTTGCCATCGACGCCCATTTGAACTTCAACCGGTGACACGTCATCGACTGCAAAGGAATCGTCGGTTGCATAGCCTTGAATCGACTGCGGGACCGGGAACAAACCGCGCACGGAAAGAGCCAATGCGCTATTTGCGGTAGTGAGGGTTTTATTTGCCATGATGATTTCCTTATTGGACCAGCAGCGAAGCGAGTTTCATTTGTTGAATCGAGCCGCCATCGCAATAATAGAACGTCATGGACGGGGTTGTGCGGGCGGCGCGCGCCGCTGCGCCTGGGTCTTTGATGCTCAGATACCACCCGCGCGTGGAAAGTACCGTGTCGATCTTTTGGCCCGATGCCGAATTAACGGCGATAACCTGCGAACCGCTCAGCGACACGCCGGCACGGATCGCGCCGAAGTCAAGCGCTTGATTGATCGGCGTTTGCAGCGCGGTTTCAATCGACGCATACCCGAAATTGTTATACGGGATGGAACCGGCAGCAGCCATAAAGGCGAGCAACGATTGTTGGAAGTTTGCGTTCATCCATATTTCGTTTGCGAACGAATCAAGCCACTTGAACCGGCCGGAAATTTGACCCGGCTGCATGAAGCGGAAAGCCTGCTGCGACGTGGCGTAATCGCCGTAGAAGTTGTAGCCGTTCGCAACGAGCGTATCGGCTACGGTGGAATCCGCACAGCCGGCCACGATACCCCCCTGACTGCGAAATGCCGCCGTGGTGCGCCCGTTGGTCTGTCCGAAGTCGATCGATGCCATGTAACCCAGCACGAACGCAGCGAGGGGGCGTACCAGCGATGTCATGCTCACGCCCAGCGCGGCAGCTTGCGCGGGATCGGCGCCCAGGGGGATACTGCCCGACAGTTGGAGCGCGGCCACCTGGGGGCCGAACGCGGTTGTGTTGCCCTGCTGCGAACTTGTGACATCGGTATCCCAGCAGGCGTATGCAAAGCGGTCTGCTTGCTGGCCGGTCCACGTGGCGAAAGCCATCTTGTCGGCAATGACCGGCTCAAACACCGTCATGAAGCCCGCCCAGTTGAGCGCCTTCGCAATGATGGCTGTCATGGCCGCAGCAGGGGTTGCCGCTGCCGAACCTTGCGACGTGACGGCGCCCGTTGCCTGGGTCAAGTTGAGCGCGGTAGCGATTGCGCCGGCTGCAAACGTGATGGTTGAAGCGCCGCCCGTGGTGCCAGATGTGGCGACGAACGCGGCGCGCTGCGCATCGTAGGTGACGACCGGGCCGGACGCAAACGCGGTGGTGATCTTGGCGGCGGCATCGCTGAAACTGGTAGCTGTCGAAAGGTTGATCGAAGCGGAAGTTTTCAACGTGCCGTCAACGGTCACGGTCATAACGCCGGGGGTGATTGCCTGAAGCTGCGCCAGTGTCATTGCAGCCAGGGAAGCGCTGCGGGTGTACGCGGCCACGGGGGCAATCGGGTATTGCGAGAACAGCAGGTTGCCCGGCTTTTGGGTCGAGCCATCGAAGCCGGCGAAGTACACCGATGCAATGGCCGCTTCGGACGACTGGGGGCCGAAGAAAGTAGCGACTGCCTCAGCATCGGAGAATTGGCGAATGGTATTGAACGGGACGGCAGTATCGGCGGTCAGAATCAAGCCGCTGAGTGCAAGCGCTGCACCACCCGCACCGATAACACCGGGGATAATTTCAACAAGTTTTTTTGCCGGAATGGACATTTTAAATAGCCTCAGTTTGGGGTAATGGTGTCAGCTTTAACGATACCCACATTTAAGGCATCGGCGAACTGTTGTGAAACCGTGGTAATAGGGTTGAATTGTAGCATTGCAGCAAGCATCCAACGTTGTTCGTAATTCTCTTCCCCGTTCACCAATGCAGATTGTGTGGGGTCGCTCGCGTCAAGGGGTTGGCACCCATACGGCGCGAGCATATCGCACGCGTACGGATCGCGTAGCATCGTGCATAAGGTGGTGGCGTGATCACTCGAATTGGGGCCGTAGCAGTCGATTTGAATACGGTACTCCGTACCCATTTCAATTGCCCGCGTGTCCGCCCCGTAGGTATCTTGGTTGGTGCGCAAGCGGCGTTGTCCCGCAGCGGTCAAACAGATAAATTCATCTTCCGGCATCGGCACGTTGTTGCCTAACCCCTGCACAACTTCAATGTCAGAAATGAGCGACAGGATAAACAATCGTAGAGCGATAAATAATTGATCGCTCATTGCATTACCACCGATACTCTGCACCAATCGGGCCATATTTCCGGCACATCAACGATTTTCCAATCGGATGCAGGGCGCCCGGTTGCTTGCCAAAATGTGAGCACGTCGCCGCCAGTCTTATCAGCGCGCACGATGCCAAACCAATTACCGTATAGGTAGACAGTGCGGAATACGCCTTGAATATTAAGCTCAGCCATGTGGCGTAAATCGCTTTTGCCCATCGGTTGAATCTGCGCCGGGCCAGTCACGGGTGCGTCATATAATGGGGTCTGCTTTCCGTTGAGGGCGGTCGTGTAGCCATTGGATCGCTTTAGCGTGATTACCACGTCAGGATTTACGGCCGTAATCACGCCCCTGACAATACCGTGTAGGTTCATGATTTAACCTCATAATCAATTGAATTGAGCAGGTGCCCCGTGTACACACCGACCTTTGTTGATGCCCCGCTGTAGTCGTCGCCCGCAGCCACGCGCGCGGCAGCTTCACCAACGATTTTTCCGGTCACTTCCAAATGCGGATTGTCTATTTTCATCTGGCGAATCATCAACGTGATTGGGCTTAGACGCGGGGCATCAAGTTTGATGATTGCTTGACGCAATTGGCCGCTGATGCCTTCGCCCATTTTTTTAAGGGCGTCCGTTACATCGTAGTCATTGAGCACTAGAATATTTGCAAGTGAGGTGCCCCACTTGTCTGACTTTTCTTTAATCTTGTTCGTAAAGTCCGGGCGGGGCGGGGCCGTCTTGGTGCCATAGTTAAGCCACCATGCGACTTGCGCCACGCTCGTACCTTTGCCATCGGGGTAAGTGGCGCCTTCCAAAAAACCTACCCGCAGATCATGCTTACCCTCAATGCGCTTAGATATCTCTTTGAGCTTGGCACGCAGCTTTGCACCACCGGTCAGCCCAACCATATCAGCAGCACCGACCTGAACGAACGAAGCGGGCACGCCTGTACTTGCCGGTCAGCGCCCAATATTGCGCGCCGTAGGTCGTTGACATATACCAACCTTGCGAAGCGTACACGGTGCCCACGTCGAATGACGCCGACACGCTGCCTTCCGATGCGCTACTGACGCGCCCAACCTGCCCAGCGGTGGACCCTGCGCCACCTGGGGACACGACGCCCGCCAACGTGGCGATATGGGCCGTCAGTAGGTTCAGCAGGATTGCCCGCTCAGCTTCGTTCTTGACCAAGCTGCTTGCATCGTTCTTGAGGATAAGCGCGGCTTCATCGAAATACAGTTGCAGAGCGTCCGGGTGCTCCGTGTTGTACGCCGCGAATTGCGGGAACCGCAAAACGAATCTTGCGGGATCGAAGATAACCGCGCCGAGCATCATTGCTTGTTCGCCAGTTCAAGCGCGGCTGATTTGTCCGCTTTGTTGGCGACAGGTGCGGCAGGGCGCCGATTTGCTTGGGCTTCCTGCAACGCGGTCTTGGTGGCGTCAGCCGGTGCCAGACCCTTTGCCGGCGCATCCGGGTTGATGCCTTCCAGACCGGTTTTTTCGTCCTTCAGTTCATCGGCCAAATCGGCCAAATCGTCAACCGACTTGGTATTGTGGGTAAAAATGGATTTGGACTGAAACGCCGAATGCAACTCATACATTGCAAACAGATATGCAGCCTCTTCTTCGTCCACGGTGGTAATGCCGAAGTCGCCGCCGATAACCATTGACGTGTTGGAACCGTTCAGGGTGACAGGGCCGTTGATGCCGTCGAGCGTGATGCCGTTGGGCAGTTTGCAGCCGATCAATACTTTGCTCATGATATTTCCTTTTTAAATTGAAAAACGCCCCTCTATGTTAGCAGGGGCGTTGAGAGTGGGGCGTATTAAATGCCCAGCATCGACGCAATGCCAAGCGGCATGGTGATGATTGCACCCCAGGTGCCGCCCGATTTTTTCTGCTTGAACGCTGACATTTCTTTGACAACGCCGTGTGAGCGCATTTTTTCGGTAAAGGCTGCGTAGCCGGTGTCCTGGCCTTCCACGTTGTCAACGATCAGTTGCACGTACTCGCCGGCCTGCGTGGTGTATTCGACGGCGGAAACGATTTCCATATTCGGATACGTTTTCTTCAGCATATCGGCCACACTGACGTTGAAGGGTGACAGCTTGGCAAGGTCCGCTTCTTTGGCCGGCGACAGGCAGAGTTTCATCTTGCTTTGCATGTCGATGTTGCCACCCGATTGGGTCACAAGCTGCGTGTACAGCTTCTTGATATCCTCGAAAATCTCGGGGGCCGTCGCAACCGTCCACGTGAAGCCGCCCGCTGCTTTGGTGATCGGCGACACTGGGGCGGTCAAGTTCGGATCGTTCAGCAGGCCGTAGCACTGCAAGCCGCTGACGCCATAGAAATAGCTGCGGTTCTGGAACTTGTCCATGATGCGAGCAGACGAAATGTTCAGGCGGGATGCCCAATCGATTTGCGCCACGCCCATCATCGCAAGTTGACGCTCGCCCCATTCCGTGATGGTCTGGTAGTGGTAGGACTGCCGCGACGGCCAATTGACGTTCGCGGTAACTTCGCCGTTGTTCGCGTAGTCGCCATAGCTGGAAACTTCACCTGCCGATTCGGCCACGGGGAAGAGTGCGGTGGTGGTGGTCCAATCGCCTTTTTTGTTCTCGCCCAGGATGCGCGCGGCGCGGTTCGGCGTGACCAGGATTTCAATGACTTTCGGGTCAATGAAGGTGGTCAGGAACGCGGGAATACCGCTGTTCGATTGGGTGATCAGGCCCGGCAGCGCGTCCATTGCGAGCGTGCTGTCGTGCGCCATCTCGGGCGGGATGAAACCCTGCATCGGGCCATCCATGCCCATGACGATGCCATAGACGCGGGCAGCGTGTGCAATGGCGGTAAGTTCTTGAGGATTGCGCATGGTGATCAGTCTCCGAAGCCGATTTTGGCAATTTCATTGATAAGGGCGACCGACAGGCAACGGAATTTCGTTTCCACGTAGTCGCTGCCGACAGTCGCTTGCGCGGCGATGGTGCCCGGCGAAGTGCTGAGGGTATAAGTACCCGTACCGCCCGTACCCGTGCCGAAAGCCGTGATAAAGGTATTGGCCGGAATGGTGGCACCCGTGATCGACTGGCCGATTTTCAAAGGCAGGGCAGGGGCAGCAGTGACAGTCATTTGGTTAGTTGCAAACGACGCGGTAAAGCTGTTCGGTGCTGGCACGGTGCCGGTTGCTGCGGCGACGGCGGAACCGTCAAGCAGGTTGGCAAATACCTTCTGATCGCGGGCGACGGCAGACCCGAATTTCATCCAGAAATCGCCACGGGTGAACATTTCCATTGCTTGGCCGGCCAGCATGGTCATACCGAATTCAGCCAGGAACGTCAGCGACATTGCTTGCTGCTCGTTGCCCACGAAGCCGCTAGGCACGCGCGAGGCACCCGCAGCGACCAACGCGGCGTTGCTGTTGACGACTTCGCCTTCGGTGCCGTCAGCTTTGGGCGTGGCCCAGCCGAAGCGACCGACGACGACAGCCGCACCGCTGATCAGACCACCGGGGCCGGTCACGTAGGTGGCGCGGGGATTGGCACTGGCAAAGCTGCCTTCAACCCCTGGGGCAGGTTGGTTATTTACTTGCTTTTGGAAGCCGGGCATCATGCACCCCCTTTCATTGGGACAGCGGTTTTAAACATGGCGGCGAACGACTGGGCGCCGCCTGCTGCATCCTGGGCGATGACGGTACGGCTTTGCACCTGCGTGCCCGGCTTCGGCAGCATACCCACCATGGCGCGGAACGCCGATGGATGGACGCCAGCGGTATCCACGTTGGCTGCGTCGAGCGCAAGCTTGTAGATGTTTTCCGCGCTGTCCTGGGCGACGGCCAGGGCGCCAATGAACGGAGCAACTTCGGCGGTGGCCGTGTGAATTGCGTTCATGTGTGCGATGGTCTCGGCACGGGTAGCGGCGACGGCGGTAGCGATTGCTGCGTCCATTGCGGGTTTGGTGATGCCGCCCGGTTTTGGTTCGTCCTTGTCGTCGGCATCTTCGGCAACCTTTTTCTTCGGCTTGCCGTCTTCGTCAAGCTCTTCGTCTTCGTCAAGCGCAACGGTTTCTTCGGCATCGCCTAGGGCGTCGAGCAGTTCGACCACGGCTGCAAGGTCTGCATCCTGGGCCAGCTTTTCGCCGTAATGCTTTTTCACGGCATTGACGACTGCGGTTTTATCTTTCGCAGTTTTCAGGGAATCGACCGTGCCAGCGATGGCCGTCAAATCCTTGATCTGTGCGTCCTGTGCAAGCAACGGCTTGAACGCGGCGGTAAGGCACGCGGCAAGCAGCGTCTTGCGATTCGCTGACAGTTTTCCTACTTTCATCTTTGGAATCTCCAAAAGTTGTGAATCCCCGACAATGACATCGGGGCCGGCCCTTCCCACTTCAACAAGAGCAACGTGATTGCCCTTGATATCTTGCATTATGCCATCATACGCGACACCTTCATATATTCCCGGCGTCATGTTTGCGGTATAGCTATATGCACTCGATAATTCGCGCTGCTGATTGGTTTCGACGCCTGCAATCGAATTGCCGCACCAGATCACCAACGAGCTACGCAAATACGGCTCTTCAAAGTGCGCATCGGTCCCCGTGCTGCCAACAATGAACTCTTTCGACGGTTCATCGGCGGTCACGGGGATATGGCGGTCGAGTAGCGGCAGATTATTAAATGTCTCTGCCGCCTTCGCCAGTTCTTTCGGATCGCGCAACATCTGATAGACGCGTTCCATATCCAGACCCAGCGCCGCGCCGTTTGGAATCTCGCTTCCGCGATAGGGGTTCACGCAAGCTTTCGAGATGTTCGATACCTTGATGAACATGTGGCCGAACTCGTTTTTAGTGCGCATGGATTTATCCATCGCAAGTAATAGTGCGCTCATTTGCGGTAATCCTTATCGGTGAAATAGCCCAGTGTCGCAAAGAGATAAACGACGCTGATAATCGCCACGCATGCATAAATCATCGGACGAAAATAAAATCAATGTATGTCCAACCCCACCGCGTATAGATAATAAAACTGGTTCCGGTAGTGGGTGGCGTAGTGCGGGCAGGGCGGGCGCGGATGGCGATAAACTGCCACCACCGCCATGTAACCGGGCCGTGCAAATGAATGCGTAGCTTGTTCGGCAGCAGCCAGAAACGCGGCCACACGATGCGGAAATCGCAATGCTTCCACGTGACGATAATTGCTGCGGTCAACGCCAGCAGCGCAACGCCAAGCATAAACAGCAAAATCAAACACATAAGTTTCAGCATAGCTAATCCTCAAATCCAGGGATAACAGCCTCAGCCTGACAACGGCAATTTGGCTCTTCACCGGGCATTATATATTCGCCGTCAATTAGGCAACCTTTCTCCGTTTCGTACAGTTCGCCATCCGCTTTTACGTGAAGTGGGCGAGGGTGCACACCGCCGCCACTGTGACGCCATCTCGATTGCGTCAGGCCAAGCGACAGCCTGCGCGCCTTGCTCATTACTGCCGTGGCTTTGTTTGACTGATCGCGAGCAATAAACGCCGCGCGGTTCTTGCTCTTGGCGCCCAGGCTCAGCAATTCAGTTTGAAGCGTCTGCAAATCTCGGCCGGCTTGAACGCTACGCATTACAGCACCCTCAACGGCGGTAAGGTGCTGAGACGGAATTGATTTAATCAACGCGATGTTTTCGCCGATGACACTTTGCAATGCGTCTTTCATCTCGGGGGTTTGAGTGAATTTAACGGTGAAGCCCACATCACGTAACGTGCGCTTCATTACCGCTTCCGCTGCCGCGTGCGTCTGCGTGGCGAATGCGTCTGCAATCTTCGCAGACGCATCATTAAATTGCTTCGTCCATTTTTTGCCCAGGTTGGACATCATCGTGCGCAAGGCATTAACGGGCGATGCGTCCATTGCCATTGCTGGCGGATTGGCGCGGTATGTCGCCGTGAGCCAATACGACACGGATTTATTCATGTCGTCAATCATTCGATCAAGCTGCTTGCGGTATGCGGCTTCGATGCCCAGGTTGGCGCGCACTGGCTTTAATATGATCGGCTTTTTACCGGGCGCGCGCAGCTTCATTCGTCCCCCGGTGGTGTCGCTTCCGGCTCTTCTGGCCGCTCGGGCATCGCGCTCACGTCAATCCCGTTGAAGCCGCTATGCGGGTCACCGGCAACGCGCTCGCGCACTTCCTCGGGACTGACTGCGCCCATTGCAACATAGATGTCGGCGGTCTCTGCGTCGGCCTTGCGGTTGGTGGCAAGCTCGCCTTCGTCCTGATCCCACAGCGGCACAAAGTCAAAAGTGATATCCGGATCAATAACACCGAATTTGGATAGCTGGATCAATTCAAGCACTTGCACCAGATTTGGCCGGAACATGACGTTTTGCATGTCAAGGATGTGATCGTAGAAAGTGCGAATCTCGCCTTCGCTGGATGCGTTCAGCCCTGCCGGCGTAATGCCCAACAGGATCGTTAGCGGCATACTCGCCACACTTGCCATGTGTTCCTGCGCCTGGGCCTGCAACTTGTCCACCGTGCCAAGCGGGGTATTGACTTGAATGAACTCTTCCGCGTCCTTGTCGAGCACCATTAAATCTTGATTGTCACGTAAGCCGGTAAAAAGCTGCGCGCGGCCAAGCAACCCTTCACCGTCACCATCGGCCAGCACATCACCCATATTCGTTGCAAGAACCGATGTGCTGAAGTTGCGCAGCAGCTTGCCAACACTGTTGCGGGTTTTAATCCAGTTATCAACGTAGGGGCGGGCAAGCTGGGACATCGACATACCGCCGAAGTTATAGGACGGCTTGAGCATGTCGGGCACTGGGCGCCCAATGAACGTGAGTAGTCGCGTAGTGTGCACACGCTTGCCCATGACGTACCACAGCGACGGATTGAAATACGCGTCCGACAGCGGATTGGCTGCATCGTAGCGGTCAGGGTAGGTGTACATCGCTTCAACGATCTTGAACTTTTGCAGCTTGTCCTTTAATACCGCAGCGCTTTTAAACAGCGGCATCATCAAGATATTTTCGTCCTGCTGTTCGCCCAGGTCGATAAACAGTTGTGCGCGCCCCATGAAGCCATCAAGCTTGGCAGCTTCACCGAACAGTTCGCGCACCTTCAGCCGTTCCATTTCATCTTCAATGGCTTTAATCAGCGGGCCGTTATCTTTGTCGCCTTTGGATCGAATCTTAATCCATTTGCGCGTCATCGCCATAGCCGTCTTTTCGGACAGCATGCGGTATTCGGCCTGTTGCGTGTATTGAACGAGCGTAGGGTATCCGGGGAACCGATCCAGGCAACACAGAATGTCGCTGATGTAGCTGTAGTGGTTCGCGTAGCTTTCGTCCAACGCCAACTTCTCAGCAGCAGGGATCACGCCCGGCGCAACGGTGGGTGCGTGGTGATAGCTCTCAACGGGCGCGGCAGCGGTGCCCCCCTTTGCCCACGCCATCAAAGTGGAAAACAACCGCACCTTCATAGGGGGCTTTGCGTCACTCATAGCGTAATTTCCTGTCCTGTTCGATATGTGAAAGTGGGTGTGCCGGTAACAGCCACGGTGCGCAACCGGGCGTAATAGCCTGCGGGGATCATACCCGACACCTGCCCGCTGACGATTTGAACGCCCAGCAAGGCCACCGCCAGCGTATAGGTTTGGCTGTTGCCTGCAATCCCCACGGTCTGCACATTGGCGGTGAAAGTTGCGTTGCTGGCGACTTCCAATATCACTTCACCGTTTTGACCCGATGCGATACTCGCCGAGGTGGTCATTTGAACGGTGTACATGCCCAGGACATCGCGTGTTGCATTGGGTTGGAAGATGGCCCCCAATGTTCGCGTAACGCTCGCCTGAGTGCGTGTGGGGACCACTGCCGCCGCGCCTGCCGGCCCGGTTGCACCCGTCAAGCCAATTGGCCCTTGAGCACCATCTGCGCCAGCAGGGCCAGTGCTACCCGTGGTGGTCGGCACGGTGAGGTAGCCATTGCTATCGATGACGAACTGCGGTCCCATGCGGAAGCACCCGACCGTTCGCCCAATAACGCTGCCGTCAGCGCCGTCCATGTAGCGCAGGCACTTGACGCCGGCAGCAGGGAAGGGGGTCGCCATCTGGTATTTGGTGGCACCCACTCCGAGCTTAATTTCTCGCAAGTCGCCGTCGCCTGCATATACTGCAAAGACTGGCAACACCATAAGTAAGGTTGCCAGCATTGCCATCATAGCCAAACTGATTTTGCGCATGATTAATACCCCCTGAAAAGAACGTCATAAGACACACCGTTAGATTGCACGGTGATGGTTTCGTACTGCGTCATTACGTCTACGCTTGGGGCACCGTCGATCATCTGGCCGGATTGAGCGCTGAGTGTTGCACCGTTCGCGCTTGCGTCGATCTTCTTCAACGTGAAAATGCTGCCGATACCTGCACCATATGCGGCGGCAGCGGTAGGCAATATCATGGTGACGGGACCATTGGCGGCGTTGACTAGGATTACATCGTCGCTCACGTCGAGCAAGCCGCTTGTATTGGTGGTCCGTGATGCGGCGGCGAAGGCGGGCGATACCGCTACACCCGCCTTTGAACTTGGAAAAGCCATATAAATACCCCCGTTTGGTTGATGGACGGCGGGCGTTTATTCGGGCCGCGCGGCGAAATTTTACCGCACTTGCCACTTATCAAGTGTTACGCCGGTAAAACGGACATGTGACACTGGGGCAAGGATCGCAACATTGATCATTGAACCAATCTCAGCGTCTCGCGCGGGGGTGTAAAAAGTCCCGCCGCCATCGGACGACAGTTCAATCAACCGCCCAGGTGCTGAGCTATTTAACGTGGCAGTCATTGGGGCAGTGTTGCCACCCACATTGACGGTAACGGGAGTATTGTCGGCAAGGACGCCGGATTTAAGCAAATTCATTTGATAGCCTTTCGGGCGAGATATGCAAAGCCGTGCATTGAGCGCGGCGCAAAGTAAATAAAGTGGTGAACGGGCGCCAGGAAAGCACGCCCCGTAACAGCGGCAGGGGCGAGGTATATCACGTTACAGGCCAAGTGCCGTTGTAATGCACACCGTCGTTACCTTGAATGGTCAGCAGGCCATGCCCGCCAACGTCCAAAGTTGAATCAAAGCTGAACGTAAGAGTACCGTTAACGTCCGTGCTTTCCGTGGCCGATTGATACCGCGCAACGGTCGTCAAATGGGGCTTTGCTTCGTCAAAAAACGAAACGCTCAGGTTCGTTAAATTGGCGGCGGGGCCATCTTCATTACCAAGCGTGATCGACACATTGCGGGTTGCCATGATAGGTGGGGTGTCCGAAGAGGGTAGGGTGCCCGTTGGGGCGCTTGATGTTGGGCCGAATGATGGCATTATCCCACCCTTATTGCGTCTGGAGTTGGTTGTAGGGGTAGACCTGTCATTTGATCTAAAGCATTTGCATTGGTTGGATAAACAAAATTATCGTAGATCAAATTAGACACGTCAGGGTGATAACTGCGCTCCGTGTAATATTTATGGCCGCAATGTTTGATATAAAACGTTGCCGGCGCACCAGTGGCCGTTACGCGGATTTGTGTTGCTGAAAGAATAGTTACGTTGGTAATGGCAATATCCGTTCCAGAAAAATCCAAAGCAGTATTACCATACCAACCGGTAATAGGGGAACCGGGTGTAACAGCGGCTAGACCTGTGCCACCTTCGTGCGCAACGGTCAATGTGATGTTGTCGCCCGAACGAGTAACAGCACCCGTTAGGCGCGGACCAGCGGCACCATAAGGTACTAACGTAGGCTCTAAAACATGCTGAAAAGCTTGTGTCAAGCGGCGATTACCCTGCCGCGCTTGCTGACCACCAAAGTGCAAATCATCTGACGTAAAAGCAGGGTCAAGATCAATACAATTCCAACCTACGCGCACGTCCCATCCTACCGTACCAGCGTACGTAACAAGATCGTACACAGCACCGCGCAAAACTTCTGCGAATGGCACATTGCCCGACGTTGGATATACGCCCATGATTGCAAACAGAAAAGTAAGCTTTGACGGCGGCCTACCAAACTTGGCAACCTGATCTAAATGCATCTGGCAAAATTGTTTCAACACTGCCAAACGCTCAGCGCGAGTAATCGTTGCCCCTGATGCTTCGCCCTGATGCCATGCTACAACGCGATAGTCGCCGCGAAACACGTTCGGCGGCGAATTAAACCCAATTGTCCCGGCGTCCGTACCGGTATCCACCATAATGTTATGCGGGGTTTGACCCACCGTTAAAAAGGGGCCGATACCCGTACCATTGAAAGCATTTACATTCATACCAAATCCGATTTCTCGGCCGGCTTTATCTTTCAAACGGTCAGCCACATTGCGAATAAGCGCCAAACCACCAGCCGCACCGTAATCATAATCACCCGCGCCGCCATGACCAAAATCAATAAAACCAAAATTGGTAAAAAATGCGGTTGAGCTTTGCCGGTAGTAAGCACCTTCGTCAGTGTTATAACCGTCCCCCGCCCAACCGGGAACATTGGCAAATGTACCACCACCGATCAATGTTTTGATCATATTCGATTGGCCCCAGGATAAACCATTCGGCCCAACTGAGAATTGCGCGCCGTCAAGCGAGATAATTGCCCCATTCGTACCAACACGGATTTGACGGCGGTATCTCGCACCGGCGCGTACGCCTGTCAAATAACCGATACCAACCCCGTCAGTAACCGTAACTGAGTCGCTAATATTTGTCCAATCTGCCCCAGGGATAGCAGTGCCGTCCACGTCGATGACACGCGCGTAAATTGACGTGGGTTGACCACCGGCGAAGGTGAACATATACGGGACATCGGTGGTCGTATCGTTACTAGCCGCCGTAGTTTGGATATTATATTTAGCTGCCGCGAAAATACGTTGCAAAGGGGTTAAAGTAATAGCTGTAGTTGGGTTTGTTGGCACTGCGACCACGGGGTTAACGATCAATGGTTTGCCCCCCAATAGCCGAATATGACCCGATTGGTCTAACAAAAATTTACTCATTACGCCACCGTCACGAACAGGGGCACGCCGGTGCCGTCGTCAATAGGGGCAACATAACCATCTGCCGTGGCAACCCACAGATACCATTTTTCACCAGCAACCTTATTACCGCTGACGTTCCAAATGACAGGATTAACCGAGTACATACCATAATAGCTGTCACCCGGATTGACCCAACTGGTCACGCGGTAACCGGCGTCAACACCATTTGCGTGGGCCGTAATAGGGTCTGACGTACTGTTAAAGTTAATTGGCGCGACGGTTGGCGATTTGCTCCAACAAGTCTTGATGGCAGATGCAGGCACGCCGGCTGCGGTTTTTACGTACACTTCGCAACGTATCCCGTCAGGTTGAGCAAAATACTGACCGCCGCTGGTAGTGGCGGTCAGTGGAGTATCCGGAAACCAGTGCCCGGCATTCGGCAATCCATTCGACGACGCAGTGCGCAGTTCATAAACCGGGGCGGATGAAGCGGCAACATTGTTTGTAATAGCTTGCGCACTAAAGTTCACCAATTGATTTGCAGGTGTCGCCAAATCACGAATATTGGCTGTACCTGGGGCGGTATATGCGACAGTGCGCGCCGCTTCGCCATTAACGAATGCTACTGAGCAAGTGAGGTTGATCGTACTGCCCGAAACCGCAATACTTGAGACAGTGTGTCCGGCCACGGTGAATGACGACGCGACAGGTATGTTGCTAGGGTCGATTGTCTCGCTCATGGTCAAATTAACGACCGTTGGCGTTGCGTTGGCAACCGCTGCGCTAAGAACGGTAGGTGGCGTGGTGTCCGTGCTGGCAACGTTATTTGTGACAGCGACAGGCCCAAACCCATTGGTTTGATTGCCTACGCCGTCTTGAATGGCATTCGATCCCGGTTTAACATAGGTGGCCGTAATGGCTGCGCCCGCTGCATACGGCGAATTAACGGTAAGACTGATGGTTGCACCGGAGCGCGCTACGCTACTTACCGTTTTGCCACCTGAAACCGTGAACGCCGCTGCGGCAGGTGTGAACGCCCCCAGCGTTTCGTTAAAGGTCAACACGATGACGGACGGTGACGCATTGGCAACCTGGGCTGATACGAATACCGGCGCGGAATTATCGGGGGCGCCCAAATAAGTAGCCAATGCACCCAAACTCGTAATGTAATCAGTTCCTGCGATGTTCACCGCAATATTGGCGGAGCTTGTTAGCGCGGGCGCAGACGGTAGGGCGCTCAATGTGATGCCGTCCGCAAGGCTCAATGTCAACGCCGCGCTTACATCGCTGAAAACCATTTTGGTGCCCGCATTGAAGTTGATAGGCGATGCGCCAAAGTCGGGTGAGCGGGAAAAGGTGAACGGCAACAGTGATACAACAGTCCCGGTGCCACTTTCGGCCTGATTGGTATTGACGATGCTATAGGGGAAGGTGTCACCAACCGTAATAGGGGAACTTCCACCCAACGTGGTAAATGGGAAAAAGGTAGCGAGCGCGGCGCCCGCCAATATGAAATTTCCCGTGCCAACTGATGTGGACGTGTCTTGCACTCGATTGCCGTATTTCATTATGTTTGCCTTATTTTGTTGAGTAGTTTGTTGCTGATGGACATTTTACCGGGCAGTGGTACAAGTCGAGTATATGCGCGCGATAGGCTATCAACCTGATCTTTATATGTGCCGTTCGGGAAGCCGCGTAATTCGTCCTTCAGCGCCTTATTCCAATCACCGACAACCATATCAACGTTACCAATGTTGACTTCAGACGCCAGCGGTTCGGCGCGCTGCTCTTTGGCCCCGCTTTCAGGTCCCCACACGATGCGGTATCCCTTGAGCTTCTTAACGAGATATTCAACCACTGCCGTACCCGCCGCGCCTGGGTCATCGGGGAAGTCCTGCATCACCGTGCGCGTGTCTGCGACGACCGTATTTTTAATGAACTCATCGCGCGCACCTGGGGCGAGTTGATCTTTCACCATGTCGGCAATGACGATGCGCCCGCTGTCGGCAACGATCCCTAGCAGCCCGCCAGCGGTGTAAGCGCCGCCACCTTGCGTTGCGGCCAAGTCCCAACCTCGCACCCACTTGATGCGCCCAGCCGGCAACGCGTCGATCATGCGTATCTTGTCTGGATTGAACATGTTGCCATCGCGCGGCTTCGGTAGCTGCTGGCAGAGTGAGCCCCAGGTACGCGCGTTGTGGCGGAACTGATCCCAATGCTTCTGCGTGAACCACTCGGGCCAAAGGTATTCGCCGCGCTCGCGCTCCAACGGATCGCTATCGGTCTCGCACTGCGCTTGCAGACAAAGGACGCGCCATACGTTGCCGTCCTGGCAGAGAATGTCGCCGGACTCGCCGTCCCACCCAACCGGCAAAATACGGCCGGCAAGGTCATCTTCATGCCATCGGGTCATGATCAGCATGAGCGAGCCGCCAGGGATTAAACGGGTCAACAGGTCTGATTGATACGCTTCCCACGTCTTATCTCGTATGGTCTCGCTATCGGCCTGCTCGCGCCCTTTAACCGGGTCATCAATAACCAGCATTTCAAAGCGGTTACCGGTCGCGCCGCCCAAAATACCCGTTGCCATGTACTCACTGCCATTGGTCAACGTGAAGTTGGCGACAGCGGCAGCATCGCGCGATAGCTCCGTTTCCCAGGCAGCTTTATATCGAACCTGATTGATGATCGCGCGCGTACGGCGCCCCATCTTCTGCGCCAGCGTGTCGGCATAGCTGAAGAGACCAACGCGCGTGCGCTTGTACTTGCCCATTAAATAGGTGGGGGCGACGATGGAAGCGTAAGTGCTCTTGGCGCTACCTGGGGGCATGAAGATCATTAATCGCCCCGTGTCCTTCAGGAAGCAATCTTCAGCTTCACGCAAAATCATTTTGTGATGCGTTGCCAGCGTAGTTTCAACGGGATACAACAGCGATTCAATGTCCGTTTCTTCGTCATCCTCAACAGGGCGCCCAGGAACATCAATGAAGCCTGCGTAATCAACGATATCGGCACGGGCACGGCGGCGGCGTAGTAGTTCGCCGGCTGCTTGCTGTATGGGGGTCACAACTTCTCGCCCTGCGCCAATTTAAGCAACTCTTCGTCAGTCATGTCCTTCAACTGCTTGCCATCGACCAGCGCAACGGTTTCTTTGTTGAGGCCCAAGTAGAGCGCAGCATCCTTGCGCGCGGCATCTTTCGACCGCATGTTGATCTTGAGACCGTGCTTGGTACGCTCGCCACCTATATATAGAGCAGCAGCGGCAGGGGACAGGAAGCGCACATCTTTTATACGTTCCTCAATGATCCCTTGGCCGTGACACTCCGGGCAGTTCTCATGCGGACCTTTGTAGGGATTCCAACCGATTCCGCCCATTGGATGAAATGGCTTGCCGGTGAACGTCGATTCGGTCTCATCTAGGCGCCATTCGTTCGGCGTTCGTTGGTATTTGTGTCCTTCGCCCCAGCAGTATCGACACGCAAGCGTTACCACTTCGTACAGTTCGCGCGGGTCCGCCGCCAGAACGTTAAGAATGTCCTTGCTCACCAACTCAGCGTTTAGCTGAATTTTGCCAATGATGGATTCTTTGTACTTCGCAACCTCAGCTTGAACACACGGTTTGTTGAACCTTCGTGAAGCTTCGGGGTACACGTACTCGCCCTTGTATATCCCCGAACGGCGCAAAGCCTTCGTTGCATCCCAGTCCTTGACCAGTTCGCCAAAGAACAACCAGTCATTCATCGTCATTTCGCCACTCATCGACACGCCTCATAAAGTTACGTCATTGCATGCATTGTACGTCACTGCAAAAATAAAACACAAATTGCTGGGATTCTGTGTTTGTAGTTATTGTAGTGTATCTATTCCATGTACAAGACCTACAGTTCATATACAATAGACCTACACTACAATAACTACAAACACAGAATCCCAGCAATTTACGATATGAAAAACCTGAGAATAGAAGCAATCGCAAAAGGCAAACCGACATACAGTTCGGGCAAGCCCTGCCGCGCCGGCCACATGAGCGAGCGCTACACCAGCAACGGAACCTGCATCGTATGCGCCAAGCAGCAGACGGAAGCGCGCCGCGATGCAGTTGCAACCGCCCGAGGCAAGAAGTATCTGGCAATGGCCGCAGGCTTCACCCCCCACACCGTTCTATCGAGTCAACGCGACCGTGAGATGTTCAACGAGCTAAGCGACGTGATGCAGTTCACCAACAGCGACGTAACCGCCCAGGTGCACAAGTTCGTCCACGCCCTTTACGTCAACAGCGCAACACCTCGCGCCCTGACACGTGACGACCTGCTCAGCTTCATGACCTACACGGATGGCAAAGTAACGAACTACGAGCAACTGAACATCGAAGAAACCGAAGATACCGTCTACGTCCAACACAACGGCGTGCGCTACAACGCCGAACAGTGCATGGACGTCCTGCGCGGCAAAGCGCTCAACGTCAAACCAACAACAACGCTATAACGCCACGCTGCCCGGCGCCTGGGGCATGCAAACTAAAGGAACTATCATGGACAATCAACACAAGAAAATCACCGGCTACCGCGATCTGTCGCAAGAAGAGATTGACGCCATGAACGAAGGTAAAGAACTCGCGGCCAAATGCGGCGCATGGATCGAAAAGATGCAGGCCCAGGGGGATAGGCTCGATCAACGCGCCGTTGCATTGGGTAAGACCAACTTGCAACAGGGTTTCATGTGGGCCATTCGCGGTATCGCGCAGCCTACAACATTTTAAGCAAAGGAACTATCATGTTAGGACGAAGCAGAAGCGCAACTTTGGCATTAGTTGCAGGGTTGCTGGGTGCAGTAAGTGCCGGGGCGGTAGCTCAACCCACCCCAACAGTTGTTGCGGCACCGGCAAAAGCCAAACGTAAAGGTCTGTTCGATAGCGGCGTGTATGTTGCCCCCTACCGCAAATTGAACTATGGCGGACCCGGCACCACTGCCGCCCAAATCAAGCGCGCCAGCAGAAAGGTAAAGAACGTCAAGCGTCATAAAGCGCGAGGCT